TTGAGAACGTGGCCACAGGCTTCATGATGATCCAGCGCCATGTGCTGGAGAAGATGGTTGCAGGCCACCCCGAGTGGACCTACTTCAACGACGTGTACAACCGCAACGAGAGCGCCCTGTTCGACTTCGAGTTGACCAATGGGCAGTACGTTGGCGAGGACTACACGTTCTGCAAGCGTGCCCGGGCGGACGGTTTCACGGTCTTCATCGACCCAGAGATCACCCTGCCGCACGTTGGCTCTCAGGAATACCACCGCAGTTTCAAAGAAGCTGTGCTCATGCCGCTGATCGAGCAGCACTGCACACCCAAACTGAAAGTTGTCAATGGCTAAGAAGACCCCCTCCCTTGCAATCGGTCGTGGCGAGAAGCTGCCTGCCTCCAAGGGGGCTGGGCTGACGGCCAAGGGCCGTGCCAAATACAACGCCGCTACCGGCAGCAACCTCAAAGCCCCGCAGCCGCAGGGCGGCAAGCGCAAGGACTCGTTCTGCGCACGCATGTCAGGTATGCCGGGTCCGATGAAAGACGAGAAGGGCAAGCCCACTCGTAAAGCCGCGTCACTGGCGCGATGGAAGTGCTGACATGGAGATGATGCTTTGGAACGCAGCCTTGAGCGCCATTGTGGCGGTCATGGGCTTCTTGCTTAAAGGCAAGTTTGATGAGCTGGATCGGCTCAGCATTTTGCTGAACAAGACCCGCGAGGAAGTTGCTCGTGACCACATTACCCGTTCTGAGTTTCGCGCAGATATGCAGCAGTTGCTGGACCGGTTCGACAGGCTTGAGCGCAAGATTGACAACCTGAGGGGCGGGCATGCCCAGCACGAGTAAAAAGCAACACAACTTCATGGCGGCTGTGGCGAATAACCCAGCCTTTGCGAAGAAAGCAGGCGTCCCACAATCAGTGGGCAAAGAGTTCTCCAACGCGGACAAGGGCCGCAAATTTTCAAAAGGTGGCGATATGAAAGAATCTAAAGCAATGGTTGGCAAAGAGATGGCCTTCATGAAGAAGAAGGGCGCTCCCAAATCCATGATCAAACACGAGATGGCGGAAGCCAAAGGCATGAAGGCTGGAGGCACCGCTGGCACGACCAAGATGGGTTCGGTAAAAACCGCAGCCCCAAGCCGTGACGGTATTGCCACCAAGGGTAAAACCAAGGGCACCATGATCAAAATGACCCGTGGCGGCAAAACTTGCTAAGGAGATCAACATGAGTCCAGCAGAAAAAGAAGCCCGTCAGATGATGGCGGACAAGAAGGCTACCGAAGCCGATACCAAAGCCTATAACAAGGTGTCGAAGACAGTGCCGTCCGACGACCCTCGTGACGCCGTGCGCGGCCAAAAAAGCTACGCCAAAGGCGGAGTGACTCGTGCTGACGGCTGTGTGACCAAGGGCCACACCAAAGGCAAGATGGTCAAGATGGCCATGGGCGGAAAGACCTGCTGATATGCTGGCCAGCCGTGGTATGGGGGCCATCTCCCCCTCCAAAATGCCCAAAGGCAAGCGTAAAGCTCGCCGGGATGACACCGACTTCACGCAGTACGCTGAAGGCGGTAAAGTCAACGCGGCTGGCAATTACACCAAGCCCGAGCTGCGCAAGCGGATCGTGAGCCAAGTCAAGTCGGCTGCAACGCAAGGCACCGGAGCTGGCCAGTGGTCGGCCCGCAAGGCCCAGCTTGTGGCCAAGAAGTACAAGGCCGCTGGCGGCGGGTACAGGGACTGACATGAAAGCGCCCCAGCAATCCCTCAAAGACTGGGGCGACCAGAAATGGCGCACCAAGAGTGGGAAGCCGTCCTCAAAAACGGGTGAGCGCTATTTGCCGGAGAAGGCGATAAAATCGCTCAGCCCCGCAGAGTATGCGGCCACCACAAAAGCCAAGCGTGCGGGTAAGGCGGCGGGCAAGCAGTTTGTAGCCCAGCCCAAGACCATCGCAAAGAAAACAGCAGGGTTTAGATAATGGCAACCTCCGGCACCACAGCGTTCAATATGGACCTCACGGAAATCGTTGAGGAGGCGTTTGAGCGCGCTGGCGGTGAGTTGCGTACCGGCTATGACCTGCGCACGGCCAGTAGGTCCCTGAACCTCATGTTTTCTAACTGGGCGAACCGTGGCCTGAACATGTTTACCTACGAGCAGGGCTCCATCAATCTGGTGCCCGGGCAGGCCACGTACCCGCTCCCAACGGACACCGTGGACCTGCTGGAACATGTGATCCGAACGGGCGCGGGCAGCGCGTCAACGCAGGCAGACCTGACCATCACCCGGATCAGCGTTTCTACCTACGCCACGATCCCCAATAAGCTGGCTCAGGGCCGTCCCATTCAGGTTTGGATTGAGCGTCTGGACACGCCAAGATTCACGGTTTATCCGATCCCAGACAACTCGCAGCCCTACGTGTTCGTGTACTGGCGCTTGCGCCGCATGCAGGACGCTGGCACGGGTGTGAACACCATGGACATGCCGTTTCGCTTCTACGAGGCCATGACGGCTGGCTTGGCCTACCACCTTGCGCTCAAGATTCCCGGTGCCATGGAGCGCCTTCAGGTGCTCAAGGCTCAGTATGATGAGGCTTGGGATTTGGCCTCGACCGAGGACCGCGAGAAGGCGGCAGTCAGGTTTGTTCCTCGTGCAACGCACATTGGAAACGGTGGCTACTGATGTCTAACCGGTTTGCATCTGGACACAAAGCGATTGCCATGTGCGACCGCTGTGGGCAGCAGTACAAACTCAAGAAGTTGCGGACCGAGATCATCAAGCAGCGCAAGTATGAGCTGCTGGTGTGCCCGGAGTGCTGGGACCCGGATCAGCCGCAGTTGATGCTTGGAACATTTCCTGTGGATGACCCTCAAGCGCTCAGGAACCCACGTAAGGACACGACCTACATCACATCGGGTTTAAACGATGATGGGAACCTGTCTGGCGGCTCAAGGGACATTCAGTGGGGTTGGAACCCGGTGGGTGGGTCGAGATCGTTTGATACGCTTCTCACACCCAACACATTGGCGTTGACTGTGCTGATCGGCACGGTGACAATATCGGTATCTTAAAGGAGTCTGACATGGACGCGAAAAAAGCAGTGGGCAAACACGAAGCCAACATGCACCCCGGTGCAAAACCGACCAAGCTTGCCAAGGGCGGCAAGACCAACTTGCAGATGAAAGAATACGGACGCGGCATGGCCAAGGTCATGAACCAGCGTACATCGTCTGCACCCAAGGGGAAATGAAATGGCAACCTTCAGCAAAAAAATGATGGGCAAAGAAGTTGGTGATGCCAGCGTCTACGCCAAGCCGCACACCATGGACGGCAAGGCTGGCACGGGCCTAAAGGTCATGAAAGACCCCAACACCTTGGCCGCGAACAAGATGACGCGGTATACCGCCACGCCCCGCGTGAGCACCAACGATCCCGGTGCGGATAACGTCAAGACCACCGGCATTAAAATCCGTGGTACTGGCTGCGCTACCAAGGGCGTTATGGCCCGGGGCCCAATGGCATAAAGCATGAACTACGCCGAGCTGAAGACCAACATTGCTGACATCTGTGAAAACGAGTTCACAGAGGATCAGTACGCCATGTTCGCCCAGCAAGCGGAACAGAAAATCTACAACACGGTCCAGTTGGCTAACTTGCGCAAGAACGTCACTGGATCGTTGACCGCGAACAACAAGTATCTGGCAGCTCCCAATGATTTTCTGTCGGTGTACTCGTTGGCCATCTACCCGGTGGCGGGTGGGAACTACGAGTTCTTGTTGGACAAGGATGTGAACTTCATCCGTCAGGCGTACCCCAATCCAGCAACCACTGGGAAGCCCAAGCACTACGCCATTTTTGGCCCTCAGTCGAACGATGTGAACGAGCTGACGTTCATTTTGGGTCCTACTCCGGATACCGCGTACGCGGCTGAGCTGCATTACTACTACTACCCCGAGTCCATCGTGACTGCCGGGGTAACATGGTTAGGCGAGAATTTTGATTCTGCTCTGCTCAACGGCTCACTGGTGGAAGCTATTCGCTTTATGAAGGGCGAGGCCGATATGGTCAAGCTGTACCAAGATATGTACGTACAGGCTCTTTCGTTACTCAAGAATTTGGGTGATGGCAAACAACGCACCGACACATACCGTGACGGCCAGACAAGGGTCAATGTGTCATGACAATCGCGCAAACAGCAACAACTTCATTCAAGGTCGAGTTGCCGCAAGGCATCCACAACTTTGGCCCCACATCGCCCGACACGTTCAAGGTTGCGCTGTACACCGCTGCCGCCAATCTGGATGGGTCAACGGCTGTTTACACAACATCTGGTGAAGTTGTTGGTGCTGGCTACACGGCTGGCGGCAACACGCTGGTCATCAACGTCACACCGGTAGCGGCAAACAACAGCGCCAACGTGCCAACGGCTTACTTCAGTTTCTCCAACACATCGTGGACAAGCGCCACATTCACGGCTCGTGGCGCACTAATCTACAACAGCACCGAAGGCAACAAGTCTGTGGCTGTGCTGGATTTTGGTGCAGACAAGACAGTCAGCAACGACACCTTCCAAATCATCTTCCCAACCCCAGATGCCAACAGCGCCATTGTGCGTATCTCGTAAGGACAAATCATGGAACACAGCAAAGCTCAAGACAGCATCACAGCAGGGTTAATCACCCAACGCACTGGCAGTGAGCGCATGGGCGCTGGCGGTGTATTTACCGTCACTTGCGTGGGCGCAGATGGCCAAGAGAAATGGTCTGACACCTTCCACAACCTTGTGGTCAACCAAGGTCTGCAAGATATGAACAGCAAGTATTTCAAGGGCATCGGTTTCACCGCCGATTGGTACTTGGGCTTGGTGCAAGGCCCCGGTTCTGGTACGACATTTGCCGCTGCTGACACGCTTGCCTCGCACGCTGGTTGGACGGAGCTGGTTCCCGGCACGGCCTACACTGGCAACCGCAAGGCTGTGACGTTTGGTACAGCCACAACGGCTGACCCATCAGTGATTACCAACTCCGCATCGCCGTCTTCGTTTGCCATGCTGGTGAATGCCACGGTGGTTGCTGGCGCGTTTCTCTCCAGCGTAGCCACGGGCACATCAGGCATCTTGTTCTCGGCAGGCGACTTCACTGGCGGCGACAAGACGGTTGACAGCGGCGACACGCTGAACGTCACGTACACCTTCTCGCTTGACGCCGCTTAAGCGGAACGTGCGGTGTTTGGAGATGTCACTTTTGCCCAAGCACCTTTCGCCGCTTTAGGCGGGAATACGTTCGCCGTTGCGCAGGCAGAAACGGCAACTGCAACTGATTCTGTGGTCGTTATAAGTTCGCTGCGCGGCGGTCTTGTTGACGAGGCTGTAGCGGGCCAAGCCGTGCAGGCGGCAGCGGCAGTCGTATCCGCCAATCAATCGGAGTCTGCTGTAGCGCAAGGTCTGCAAACGGCCATTGCCACCATGCTGGCGCAGGTTTTTGAAGCAGCAGGGGCAACCGAAGCCCAAGCTGCTATCGGCACCTTCTTGGCCGCGCAGTCAGAAGCCGCAACAGGGGCTGATGCCGCAAATAGAGGCCTACTGATCTCTGTAGATGTTGCAGAAAACGCAACAGGCGCGGACGCTGCTAACAGAAGTGTGTCGGTCTTTATGGCAATTGCGGAGGGTGCCAGCGGTGCGGACGCGCTGCTGGGGGGCATCGTCTTCTCTGTGTCGATCTCTGAGGCGGTTAGCGCTCTGAGCGAACTAGGCGTACTCAAGACGGCCAACGTCTATCCAACCGGAGTTCAGCTCTACATTAACATTGGCGGCACGCTGGTGTGGGTGGTAATTGACGACAGTCAGAACCCAAACTGGCAAAATATCGTAAATGCTCAAGGTAGCGGCTGGGTGAACATCAATGATGCGCAGTCTCCCGGCTGGAACAACCTGCCATCGTAAGGAACAAAAATGGCTTTAGTCCTCAAAGATCGCGTCAAGGAAACCACTGCTACGACGGGCACGGGCACAGTCACATTGGCGGGCGCGGCAGCAGGCTTCCAGTCCTTTGTTGTTGTGGGTGATGGCAACCAGACCTTCTACGCTATCGTGGACGCAACCTCGGGCGCTTGGGAGGTCGGTGTCGGCACTTACACAGCCTCTGGCACAACCCTGTCCCGGACTACCGTGGTGTCGTCCAGTAACGCGGGCTCGTTGGTGAACTTTGGCGCTGGCACCAAGGACGTGTTTGTCACGTACCCCTCGTCGCGGGCGGTGTATCTGGACGCGGCAGGCTCCGCCGTCACAACGCTGGACATCGGAACTCTGGGAACTAGTACGGCCAACATCTCAACGGCTAACATCACGGCGGGAACAGTTGCCAACGCGCCCGTCAACAACACGGACATCGTAAACAAGCAATACGCTGATGCAATTGCATCGGGCATCCACTTCCATGAAGCGGTCAACTTGGCAACCACAGGAGCGCTGCCAGCAAATACCTACAACAACGGCACATCCGGGGTTGGGGCAACGCTCACAGGAAATGCCAACGGCGCTCTGTCCGTGGACTCCACGCTGACCACTGCCACAGAACGGATACTGGTCAAGAACGAAGCAGCAGGGGCCAATAACGGCGTTTACACCGTCACGCAGGTTGGCTCTGCTGGAACACCTTACATCCTGACCCGTGCCACAGACTTTGATTCTGTTGGCACTGGAGTTAACGAGATTGACGAAGGTGACTTCTTCTTGGTGACCAGCGGCACGGCAAACGTCAATACCGCTTGGGTGCAGCAGACCCCTCCACCCATAACCATTGGCACAACAGCGATTGTTTTTCAGCAGTTCTCTGCGCCGATCACCTACACGGCTGGCACGGGCCTGAACGAGTCTCCAACCTACACGTTCAACATTGCCAACATCGGTACTGCGGGCACGTACGGCTCTGCATCCTCCGTCCCGGTCATCACAACCAACGCGCAAGGGCAGGTCACAGGTGTTACGCCAACAGCCATTGCCATTTCAGGCGCTGCGGTCTCGGGCAATATTGCAGGTCAGTCTGGTGGTGTCACGAGTGCCCTGACCATTGATGGGTATCTGACTGGTACAAGCTACAACGGCACAACACCAGTCACGATTGCTGTTGATGCCACATCGGCCAACACCGCCTCCAAGGTCGTAGCGCGTGACGCCTCGGGCAACTTTGCTGCCGGAACAATCACAGCCGCTTTGTCGGGTAACGCCACGACAGCCACCACGTCTACCAACCTTGCAGGCGGTGCAGCCAATCAAATTGCCTTCCAGACTGGGGCAGGGGCCACGGGTTTTGTTCCAGCGCCAACAGTGTCAGGGCAGAACGTCACATGGGACGGCTCGTCGATTAACTGGGCTACAGGCCCGGTGGCAGGCATTACTTATTTTCTGGTTACAGCCAACTACACCGCCGCCAACAGAGAGGGTGTTTTGACCGACACCTCTGGCGGGTCGTTCACAGTGACACTGCCTATTTCGCCAGCCGCAGGCGCTCAAGTGATTGTGGCGGATGCTGGCAACAATTGGGGGACGAACAACCTAACGGTCGGGCGCAATGGATCAACCATTGGCGGTCTGGCTGAAAACCTCGTGTGCGACATTTCCGGGGTCAGCGTCCAGTTTGTCTATGATGGCTCCACATGGGAGGTGTACGCACAGATCGGCGGCAACGGCGGTACTGGCGGCGGCACCTCAGTAACGCTGAGCAACGATACCTCTACGGCAACAAACGTATACCCGTTATTTGCAGCAGCAACGAGTGGAACAGCGTCAACGATATACACCAGCAATCCGCAGTATTTGTTCAAGCCCAGCACTGGCGAACTTAGCGTGAAGGCTCCAAGGGCCAGCAACGGCATTGTGGTCAACAACGCAACGATCAGCACCAACTACACAATTGCAACAGGCGATAATGGCATGAGCGCTGGCCCTGTAACTGTAAATGCGGGCATCACGGTTACCGTATCCAGCGGTTCGCGTTGGGTTGTGCTTTAAAGGAAATATATGGGAAAACTTGTTTTAACAGCCGAGACCCTAACAACTGCAAGTGCGGGAACATTTGAGTGTGACACTAAAGTTCCTTACTTTACACCCCAAGGTTTGCAGCGCGGCGTTGTGCCGGGGATGCAGTATTACAGGTTAAACAGTGCCTTGGCAGGGGCTAACTCAACCGCAGCCCAAAGCATATTGGGGGCTGGAGTAACCCTGTCCAGCAGCACAGTTTATTTCTTTGAATGTATTTTTGCGACAAGTAAAAGCGCCGGAACTACATCGCATAATTTTCAACTAAATTTTGGTGGGACCGCTACAGTTAACAACGCTGCTTTTGTGTTTACAAGAGCTGCGTCCGTGACCAGTTTCACTGATGTATCTTCATATCAACAATTAGGTGGGTATATTCAAAGTGTGGCGAATACAACACTGGTGACAGGATCAACACAAGCCACTATATTTTCAACATATACGCTTAGGGGCACAGTGTCAATTAACGCTGGTGGAACATTTATTCCACAGTACCAACTTAGCGCAGCTCCGGGCGGCGCATATACGGTTGCATCTGGCGCTTACTTTTTAATCTACCCAATTAGCACATCAGGCAGCAACACAAGTGTGGGGGAATGGGCATGAGCACACTGAACGTAACAACAATCCAAAGCAATACGGCCTCTACACCCCCCGTAATAAACGACAGTGCGGGCACTCAGATTGGTACGTTCTGCCGAGCATGGGTCCAATTTAATGGCACGGGTACAGTTGCGATACAAGCGGCTTTTAACGTGAGCAGTGTCACTGACAGTGCCGTTGGCAGTTACACAGTAAACCTTACTACCTCCATGGCAGACGGTGCTGGTTGTGTTGTGGGAGCGGCTCGAAATTTTGGAGTTGCGGGGTCTTATTGCTCTGCGGGAACTCAGGCCGCAGGCGCTGCGTTTATAAACACCTACAGCATTCCAAGCACGCTCGCAGACGTTAACTATGTGGCAGTTGCATTGTTTAGATAAGGAGACTCAATGTCAAACTACAGAATAATTTACCCAAATGACGCAGACGGCGTTGCCGTAGTCGTGCCTGCTCCCGGTATTGAACAATCGGAAGCCTTGAAATCAGTACCTGTTGGCAAGCCGTATTTGATAGCACACGTAGACGACATCCCAGCAGAGCGGACATTTCGCAATGCTTGGCAAGCCGATTTTACAAACGCACCAACCAAGGGGTAGACCATGGCAATTGTATTAGACGGGACGGCGGGTATTACAACGCCACCTATCGTGCTGAATTCTGCCGCCTTGAGCTCTGCCGTCGCAGGAGAGCTTGAGTATGACGGCAAAGTTCCGTACTTCACCCCGCAAGGGTTGCAACGCGGTGTCGTGCCGGGCATGCAGTATTACAGACTAGATAGCGCCTTGGTAGGGGCTAACGCAACTGGGGCGCAGTCTTGGCTGGGTGTTGGTGTAACTCTTAGCAGTAGTACGGTTTATGCTTTTGAGGCGTACTTCCCAATGTCTAAGGCGGCAGGTACAACGGCCCACAGCGTAAGCGCATTATTTGGGGGGACTGCAACCCTCAACAACATTGGTTACTCTATAGTTGCTGCTGGCGCGTCATCAACAGCGCTTACTTCTCCTATAGCGACATCTATTTACTACTATCAAGTGGCGACCGCCGCCGTTTTTACAGGCGTTGGATTATCAGCCAACCCAGTAGCTCTTCACGCACGACTGTCCGGAACAGTTTCGGTCAACGCTGGTGGAACATTTATTCCGCAGTACCAACTAAGCGCAGCTCCCGGCGGCGCATACACGGTTGCATTGGGGGCTTATTTTCGCATCTATCCAATTGGAACATCAGGCAGCAACACAAGCGTGGGGACATGGGCATGATCACAATCAACTTAGACAAAGCAAAAACAATCAGCCATGACCTCCGCAGGCAAAGACGCGCAGAGGAGTTTGCGCCGCTTGATGAAGTCATCATGAAGCAGATTCCCGGCACAGATGTACAGGCCGTGGAGGCGCAGCGCCAAGCGGTCCGTGACAAGTATGCGGCACTTCAGTCCAGCATTGATAGCGCCGAAGACCCAAGCGCGTTACTAATCATCTTGCAAGGCACGGAGTAACATATGGCAATACTTTCAAACATCATCACCCCAACCAACGTCTTGACTGCGACGAGCACAAACACGGTCACAAACAAAACCCTGACCGACCCAAAGATTGTTTTGGGCGGAACAAACGGCACGGCAGGGCAAGTGCCTGTGTCCCAAGGCGCAGGGGTGGCTCCAATATGGGCCAACGTCAATGGCGGCACTTTTTAAGGAATACGTATGCCAACAGGAAATACCACACTACTTGGACTGGCACTGCCGGTTGAAGGCGAACTCGACGGTACATGGGGCACTACCGTCAACAACTCTATTACCTCGCTGGTGGACTCCGCCGTTGCGGGTACAACCATACTGAGCGTAGACGCCGATGTTACGCTAACGACCACAGCCCTCGCGGCCAACGAAGCCCGCCAAGCCATCATCCGCTGGACGGCAAGCAACGGGGCCACGACACGCAACATCACAGCGCCTGCGCAGAGCAAGCCATACATCGTCATCAACGATGGAACCGGGAGCATTGTGGTTCGTGGCGCAGGCCCAACAGCCGGGGTGCTGATCCCTTCAGGTTTTAACGCAATAGTTGCGTGGGACGGATTAGATTTCACTACAATTGCAAACAACATCTTCTCTGGAGGAACTTTTTAATGGCTGCAACAGGTTTTACCCCAATCCAACTCTACCGCACGGCCACGGCTGCTGCGGTTCCAGTTAACACCAACCTTGCTGACGGCGAACTTGCCATCAACACGACCGACGAGAAGCTGTACTTCAAGAACGCCGCTGGCACTGTGAAGCTGCTGGCTGCGAACATCACTCCTGTATCTAACGGCGGCACTGGTGCAGCATCATTGACTGCCAACAACGTCATCTTGGGCAACGGTACTTCCGCTGTTCAAGTGGTCGCTCCCGGAACAGCGGGTAACGTGCTGTTATCAAACGGGACAACTTGGACAAGCGGTACGGCAACTGGTGCTCCGCTCAATTCCCCTGCATTTACTGGTACTCCGACAGCACCAACTGCCGCCTTTGGAACCAACACAACACAGATTGCAACAACCGAATTTGTCATGGCAACTGTCCCAGCATTTTCAGCTTTTTAAGGAGAAAAAAATGGCAAAAGCAATTAAAGTTTTTAGTGGGTCAACGTCTGCTGCAACGGTCTATACGGTACCCGCTAGTCGAGTGGCAAAAGTTACCATTGGGATGCTTTCAACTAATGGCGGCACCGGCTATGCATATTTGATCGTTGGGGGCCAATACGTGTTTGTAACTGGAAATAGCGGAGTTCTTGTTACCTCTTATTTTAACAGTTATACAACTTTAAGCGGGACCGGGCCTGTTGGCCTTTCGCCGGGGTCGGGTCAAAAACTAGTGCGTGAGGTCGCAGGCGGTAGCACTAGCTATTACATTATGAATACGGAATTTTACCTGATAGCGGGCGGCACGGTTGTTATCGGCACTAGCGACAGCAACAGTACCACATACAATTTTTCAGCAGTCGAGGAGTTTTGATCATGATATTTCTTCAAATTGACACCAACAGCCGACTCTCGGGGTATCGCGGGGGTTCCTACGAGCCTGAAGACATTGCACCCGGAGAGGTCAACGCACCAGACGGTTTTACTGACAGAGATTTTCGGATCAACCAGTTCTGCATCTACGATCCCGCCACGGGCGCGTTTACCAAAGACCAGACTGCAATCGACCTGCAAGAGCAGCGCGACAATCCGTCTGCACCTTTGCCGACCAACTAAGGATTGACCATGAAGCTGATCGCACCATTGATTGCAGTCCTGTCCCTGACAGGCTGCGCCACTGCTGAATACGCAGCCTATGCCGACATCCACAAGGCTCAGGCAGCATCTCAAACGGCCCGTTATCAGGCTCTGGCAGAAATTGCAAAGCAAGGTGACACTGCGGCCAAAGTCGCGGCTGTGATGTCCTTGCAAATGGGTGCAGTGCAGAACCAAACCCAGATCGCAGCGCCCAAGTCATTTGGTGACCATCTGCTTCAGTGGACCTCTGTGTTGCTGCCCACTGCAACCCAGATCTACAGCGTGAGCAAACAGGCTCAAGTTGGTATCGCACAGAGTAACAACGCCACGACTCTGGGCGTAAGCACCAACGCTGCCTTTGTGGGTCTTGCTGGAAAGATTCAAGCGCCCGGTGCGATCACCACAACGACCACAACGACCAACACCGACAGCACGCACGCCCCGACTGTTGTGACTCAACCTGCGCCGATCACCATCACGCAGCCTGCGCCAATTATTGTCACTCAGCCTACGCCTGTAATTGTCAGGCCAGAGGTGGTGGTCACTCCGGCAGCAGCACCATGAAAGACTGGGCCGTCGCATTCATTGCAGCGGTCCTAATTGTTGGGCTAATTGTCTGGTGCGCCCGTGTTTTTATTGGAGTGATGTATGGATGAGCAAACTTTAAAGCACGAGCTGGCCGTCATCAAGGCCCAAGCTCAAGTTGAGCTGGACAAACTGAACGCAGCATCCCCGGCCAAAGAAATCGCTGGCAAGGCCATCGGCGAGGGTGGACTGTTCTACATCACGCTGATCATCATCATCGGCGTTGGTGCTTCCCTGTTTTTGGATGAGTCCAAGATTGCTGCGGTGATGGGCTTGCTGGGCTCTGCGCTGACTGCTTTGATCTCCATGCTCAACGGCATTGCTGGTGCAAACGCCAAGCAAGAGAAGCCCGAGTTTGAGGTCATCAAGAACCTGATCGACAAGCTGGACCGTCTGGACCGCAAGGAGCCTCCAATGCGGGTTACTGTAGAAGGCGAAAAGGTTACGGTCTCCAAGGGAGAAGACAGCATTACCACGTCAAAGGGGGCGTGACGTGGTTGACCTTACCAAAGCAATTGGAGCCGTTGCCGCCAGTGTTGCTGCGTTAGGTGGAAGCTACACGCTTGCCGACAAGTTTGGGTTGCTTGACAGGGCCATTATTGAGTGGACTCCTGAGCATTTCAAAATTGTGGCCGAGGCTGGTAAGCCCATCAACGTCACGGTTGCCCGGATCAAAAAACGTGACGACTGCTCTGTTGAGAGCTTTACCCCAAGCATTCGTGATGCAGCAGGCATGGTGCATGAGGCAACCACCACCGCAAGCAAGTTCAGCGGTCCAGCAGGGCCGGAAATTGACACGTTTACATACGAACTCACGATGGTTAACAAAGAGAAAATTGCCAGCGGTAAGGCAACTTTGCTGGCGACCATCAAATACAAATGTCCGGAAGGGGAGCGCGTTGTGCAGTATCCCCGCCACACCAACCTGAGTTTTGACTTAAAGGGGTAATTGATATGGATTGGCTTAAACAAATCGCTCCCACCATTGCCACGGCGATGGGGGGTCCACTGGCGGGGATGGCTGTGTCGGCCATCTCAAAAGCCATCGGCGTTGACCCCGACAAGGTTGGCGACATGATCTCCAACAACAAGCTGTCGGCTGAACAGATTGCACAGGTCAAGATTGCCGAGATCGAGCTTCAGAAGCAAGCGCAGGAGCTGGGCCTGAACTTTGAGAAGTTGGAAGTTGAAGACCGCAAGTCCGCACGGGAGATGCAGGCCACCACCCGCAGTTTGATGCCACCCCTGCTGGCTGGCGCTGTGACCATTGGGTTCTTTGGCATCATGGTGATGATGTTCTTCAACCAGATTGACAGCAGCAACCCCGCCATCTTGATGATGCTGGGCAGCTTGGGCACGGCGTGGACGGGCATTATTGCCTACTACTTCGGCTCCTCTGCTGGATCGCAGGCCAAAACCGACCTTCTTTCAAAAGCTGGAGCTTCTAAATGACAGAAGACCAGCTCAAGGAAATGCACATCGACCCGTCTTGGCTGGAGCCATTGACGGCGGCATTTCAGCGTTTTGACATCAGCACCCCTGAGCGCCAAGCGGCGTTCATCGGCCAGTGTGCCCACGAGTCGGGTAACTTTAAGACCTTGCAGGAGAATCTGAACTACAGCGCCAAGGGCTTGCACGCCACTTGGCCCAGCCGCTTTGCATCTGAGGAGGCTGCGCAGCCGTTCCACCGCAACCCCGAGAAGATTGCCAACAAGGTATATTCTGGCCGGATGGGCAACACCGACGAGGGCGATGGCTGGAAGTACCGTGGCCGTGGCCTGATCCAGTTGACTGGCAAGGACAACTACCGCCTTGCCTCTGACGCCTTGGGCGTAGACCTTGTGGCCGACCCCGAGCTGGTTCTGTCCAAAGAATATGCCGCCCTGACGGCTGCTTGGTACTGGAACAAGCGCGGCTTGAACAAGGAAGCCGATGCCAAAGACTTCACGGGGATGACGAAAAAAATAAATGGTGGGACAATAGGGCTTGCAGACAGGGTTGCGCACATCAACACCGCCCTCAACGTACTGACCGCATGAGGTAAAACGTGCCACTCAAAAAACTCCTGTTCAGACCCGGCGTAAGTCGCGAAAACACCAGATACCTGTCGGAAAATGTCGGACCTGCCGGGATCAACGGCGCGTATTCGGCTGGCTGGTACGATTGCGACAAGGTTCGGTTTCGCTCAGGGTCTCCCGAAAAAATTGGTGGCTGGGAGCGCATCTCCGTAAACTTCTTTTTGGGCGTGTGCCGGTCTATGTGGAACTGGGTGACGCTTGATGGCCTAAACCTTATTGGTGTTGGCACAAACCTGAAGTTTTACATTGAGCGCGGTGGTGCCTATTACGACATTACCCCTTTGCGGTCGTACACCGAGGCACCTGTAACGCTGACCAATCCATTTAGCACCACCTCTGGTTTGGCAGTAATTGTCGTGGCCGACACCGCGCACGGCCTAGTCACCGGGGACGTTGCCAATTTTTCTGGGGCCGTAGCAGTTGGCGGTATCCCCCCAGAAGTCCTAAACACCAATCACACGGTTACGGTGACTGGCGTTGATAGTTACACGATCACCGTGTTTACCGCAGCTACTTCTACGGTGGCTGGCGGTGGCGGGGCTGCTGTGGTAGCTACATACACGAAGTACAATTTCGTCCTGACAAACCCCTTCAGTGCCACACTGGGCTCCAACGTCATCACTGTCGCGGATACGGCGCACGGCTGCAATACGGGGGACTTTGTTACTTTCAGCGGAGCCGTGGGCCTTGGCGGCAACATCACGGCAGGTGTTCTTAACCGCGAGTACCAACTCACAGTCCTCAATGCAAACTCGTACGCCATCACTGCGTCCGCAACCGCCAACGCAACGGACGTATCAGGTTCTCCCGGCGGCGGGACGGTGGCTGCTGCGTATCAGATCAATACTGGGGGCGAGTTCGCCGTACCTCTGCTGGGTTGGGGCGCTGGCTCTTGGGGCGCTGGCCCTTGGGGCGTAGGCGCAACGACACTGGATACTATTCGGCTGTGGAGTCAGTTCAACTTCGGCGAAGATTTGGTTTTTGGGCCACGGGGTGGGGGCATTTACTATTGGGCCTCCTCTGGGGGAACTAGCACCAGAGCGGTTAGCTTGACAGCTCTTAACGGCGCATCAGATGCGCCTACGGTGCAGAACTACTTGCTGGTTTCGGATGTGAGCCGCTTTGTGTTGGCATTTGGGTGCAATGATGTCGGCCTCTCCGCGCAAAATCCAATGCTAATCCGCTGGTCCGATCAAGAGAACGCAGCAGATTGGACGCCATCGCCAACAAACCAAGCTGGAGGATTGCAGTTATCGCGGGGTTCGCGCATTGTTTCTGCCATCCAGTCCCGCCAAGAAATTGTGGTGTTCACGGATAACGCGGTGTACGCCCTTCAGTATCTCGGCCCTCCAATCGTTTGGGGTGCGACACTGCTTGGTGACAACACATCAATCGTTGGGCAAAATGCCGCCGCCGTTGCTTCTGGCGTCGTCTATTGGATGGGTGTGGACAAGTTCTATAAGTACGACGGTCGAGTTCAAACCTTGCGGTGCGACTTGCGTCAGTATATTTTTTCAGACCTAAACAAAGACCAGTACGCCCAAGTTTTTGCTGGGACCAACGAAGGCTTTAATGAGGTTTGGTGGTTTTACTGCTCGACTGGTTCCCTTGTGGTTGACAAGTACGCGATCTACAACTACTCCGAAGACATCTGGTACTACGGCAGTTTAGGTCGCACAGCATGGCTGGATTCTGGGTTGCTCGATTACCCGATAGCGGCTACGTACTCCAATAACATTGTGAACCACGAGTTTGGTGTGGACGACAAGACAACCGACGTGCCAACCCCGATTACGGCAACAATCACTTCCGCTGAATTTGATCTGGATGATGGGCACAAATTCATGTTCCTTTGGCGCGTCCTGCCGGACATTACGTTCCGTGGGTCAGAGGCCGCAGCTCCTACGGCCCGGATGTACATGCAGCCTTTAAAGAACGCGGGTTCAGGATACACTACCCCTCCATCGGTTGGCGGTGAAAACAACCGACCGATCACGCGTACAGCCGTGCTGCCAATTGAAGAATTTACGGGGCAGATTTTTACCCGGGTTCGCGCACGGCAGATGTCCATGAAGGTGGAGAGCACCGGCCTTGGCGTAACTTGGCAGCTTGGGGCTCCGCGCTTTGATTTGCGTCCTGATGGCGCGAGGTGACCTATGGGCATGTTCAGTCGCGTTACCCCGCCTCGGCCAACCACAGCGCCAGCGCAATACACCACTGCGTTTATGGACCAGATGCAGACGGTCTTCAACTTGTTCTTCCAGCAAACCACCGCCGTACAGCACATCAACATTTCCAGTTTAAACATCGACATCAACACTTTGCCGACACAAGCAAACGTGGCCGATCTGCGCCCGGGCGATGTGTACCGCGACACCTCTGCCTCCAACGTATTGAAAGTGAAGGTCTGATATGAACATCCTGTACTACAAGGCCAAGCTTTTGGGTCGCCCATTCCGTTATGGCGATGGGGATAGCGGTGACGGTGGTACGGGTGCTGCTTCGTCTGCCACTGGGGATGGCCCCGGACCCGGCGCATCTGGTACGGGAAATGGGACTCCCGCTGGGGGCTCTACCAGCACCGATTTTTCTACTCCCGAATCTGACCCCGCAGTAACATCGCTTTCGGAAATTGCCGCTGCTTTGGGTATCAGCCCAACTGAGGCGGCAATGATGTCGCAGTCGAACGCGACTGGCTCCAATGTGGCCACCAACGGGATGACTCAATCAGAGCTCGGTTTGCTGTCCGCAAACGGCCTTGGGGGTATGAGTATTTCCGATACTCAAACGGTTGATATGGCGCTGGCAGCGATGGATGCCAATACCGCCTTGACCAATAACTTGCCCGCCCTACTGGGACTTATAAACCCAACGCTCGGCTTGGCGGTTTCACAGACTCAAGGGCTTATGGGGATGCTGTCTGGGCAAACAAGCATTGGCCAGAGCATTGCAAATGCAGCCATCGGCCAAGTTGCCGCATCACTTGGCATCCCTGTTGGAGTTGTTTCTGGAATTGTCAACGGGAACCCCGGGCAAGCCGTTTCTGCCGCCACAACCGGGGCAGTGGTAGCTGCGCTGGCTTCAACCATTTCTCAGGCAACGGGAATTCCAGCAAGCACGGTTTCTTCTGGGATGTCCGCAATGGGTGTTGGCCAAGCCATCGGGTCAGCAACATCTAGCGCAGTTAACTCGGCGACCGGAGCGGCCCCCACTGGGCAATCCAACACCTCTTCGTTGGCGGCAGCCATTGACGGCGCTTTGGGTGTTGGATCGTCCTCGGGATCGTCGGCAACAGGCTCTACAACCGCGTCAACTGATTCTTCTACCTCGGCAGGCGGGGACAACCTTGACTCCCTTTTTGGGGTCAATGCCGGGGGTCCATCTCAACCTGCTACAAACGCCAGCAGCGCAAACAACGACGTTCTTAGGTATCTTGCGGGTAATGTCCTTCGTGCTCCGGGCAGTGAAGCCGAGTCGGAAGATGACAAGAAGAACGCCGCAGACGTACAATTGATGAACGATATTTTTGGAACTGGCCTGTTTGCGACCTCAGCAGGTGATCTTAATGCACGGAACCGCGAACTTACGCGGCTACTGAGGAGTTGATATGACGATGCGACAAGATGAACTGGGAAACTGGTACGATGACGGCGAAAGTGAGACCCCGGTAACCCCCGTTGTTGTTGACCCACCTTCGGACCCAGTTACCCCTCCTACCGACCTTCCTGCTGAAATTCCAGAGCGAGACTCAACCCCAAGCCCATTGACACCGGGTGGACTTGACAACCCCACGGAAGTTGGCCAAGGTTGGACGCAAGATGAATTGGGAAATTTTTACAAGATTGACGCCTCTGGCAATGTGGCATTCAAAGATTCCAAGGGGACCGAATTTACGTATGACACCACAAAAGGCGGTTTTGTAGACAGCAAGGGAAACCTTGCCGGAGACGACAGCGGTTTGATGGGTTTTATTAAAAAGGGGGGCCAGCAACTTCTGGACTTGTTTAAAGGCAAGGACGGTAAAGTTGATTGGAAGCGGCTGCTCTCGGTTGGTGCTGGTCTTTATTCGGCCACAAGGCCCAGTGGGTCTGCGGGCATTGCAACCGGCTATCAAGGCACAATTCCAAAGTACACCGCCGAGCGCCAGATGCTGACCAACCCCCAAGTTGGCCGTCGTCCCGGTTCGAGCGGCATTGACTATGGTGGCGGAGTGACGTTTAAAAATGCTGCTGGCGAGGTGGTGCAGTCCAACGCACGCACGCTGGACGATCTACGCGCCGCAGCACTGGCCAATCCGTTTAGCAGAAAAGCAACTTACGAAACTCCAAGCGTTTCTGGGTCCGCATCTCGTGCGCAAGTGCTTGATGCCTATAAAAACAATCCCCTTGCAGTTCTCACTCCAGATGAAACTGCCATCCAATACTGGATGAATAAAGGGCTCGATACTTTCGGGGATACGGTCAAATCAGTCCGTGCGGCAGACCCCAAGTTGGCCTCGGAGATTGATCTGGCTCGATCCGGCGCTGCGACTCCGCCTGTGGCAAGCGCGGATATTACAAACTGGTTTAATACCAACAAAGGTGCCAGTGACAAGACTATTGCCACTGCGATGGACGCCAATCTTGTAACACCAAAACAAGTAGCAGAAGCCTTGAATGTCAGCCCGGACGTGGTGACAAGTCGCTACAACGCAACAAAGTTTGCGAAGGGTGGCATTGCGGAAGGGCTCGAGCGCAACGGGTTTGTGCTTCCTGCCGATGTGGTCAGCCACTACGGCAATGGTAGCTCCGAGGCTGGCTTAAAGCTGCTTGCAGAGAACCTTGGGGCGAAGCCCATCAAGGGTGCCGGTGATGGCATGAGTGACTCCATCCCCACAACGATTGACGGCTCTCAGGAGGCTCGTGTGGCAAATGACGAAGCATTTATCTCGCCTGCAATGGTCAAGCGTATTGGCGGTGGTAGCGCTGAAAAGGGTGCCAAGAAGCTCTACGCCATGATGGACAGCATCCGTCAAGCCCGGACGGGTAGCACAGAGCAGGGCAAGCAGATTGACCCCAACAAGTTCATGCCGGGTGGCTCTGTTCAGCGATATGACGCAGGCGGAGTAACCACTACCACTCCCAAGGTTCCGGCGGGGACTACCGGCGTTGAGTCCAGCCTATCCAACTGGGCAGGAGAATACGTTACGGACCTGATGGGTCGGGGCAGTGCGCTGGCGAAAGCGCCGTATCAGGCATACACAGGCCCATTGACTGCTGGCGCTTCGGGTTTGCAGACGCAAGCATTTGATATGGCTTCTGGCGCTAGGCCGTCCGGTCTTACTAGCGCTCTGTCTGGTCTGGCAGATTACGCGCCAACAGGTGGTGGCGGTGCCAACGCGTCAAATGTTTCGTCCACGTATGTCGCGCCCGAAGCGTATAAACCCGGGACGTTTTCTACCGGCACATTTGGTACGGCTGAGGCCCAGCAGTACATGAACCCGTACTTGAAGTCTGCGCTTGATCCACAACTGGCGGAGGCTCGCCGTCAGGCGGAGATTTCTCGTATAGGTGACGCTGGTCGGTTAACCAAGGCCGGGGCTTTTGGCGGTAGCCGTCAAGCCATCATGGAGGCTGAGGGCAGTCGCAACCTGATGGGTAAGCAAAACGAGCTGCTGACATCGGGGTACAACACCGCCTACAACAAGGCCATGGATCAGTTCAATGCAGACCAGTTGCGGGCGCTTGATGTGCAAAAAGCCACAGAGCAGGCGGGTCAATTTGGATACGGCCAAAGCTCTGACCAAGCCAAGACGGCAGCAGATTTGGCGCTTAGGGCCAGCACTTCAAACCAGTCGGCTGCGCTTACCGCTTCACAGATCAACAGCGCGGCGGCTTCCGCAGCGGATGCAAATCGGTTGCAGGCTCTGACAAGTCAAGGCAATCTGGGTCTTTCTCAGCTCAACCAGTTGACAGCACTGGGCGGCATCGAGCGCGGCATTGAGTCCGAAGGCATCGCAGCGGACAAGAAGCAGTTTGAAGAGGCTCGTGAGAATCCGTTCAAGATGCTGCAGTTTGAGCAGTCTCTGTTGTCTGGTATGCCACTGCAATCTCAGTCGTACAGCGCAGCGGCTCGTAGCGCTCTTCAGAAATTCTCTGATGGAACACTGACCGCAGACCAAGCAATGAGAATTTTGCTCGGCGAAACGCCCGCGACCACGAAATAAGGACAGATCATGGCCCAACAACCCAGCGCTCAAGGCATTGCCTCACTGTTCCGTGGGAACCCCGCACCGCTCCAGCAGCGTATTCAACAAGAACAGCAGGGCAAGCCCGGGCTGCCTCCTGACCTGCAAAAGCTTATGGCGTTAAACATCGTCACGAACGAAAAAGATGCCATGGCCAAGCAGCAGGCCCTGAGCCAACTCGCCCAGATGCAAGGCCCGCAAGGCAAGCCCCCCACCGTCATGGAATCCGTGCAGGAGCAAGCGCGCCAGAAGATGGAGGCTCAGGCCCTGCAGGCCCAGCAGCAACAGCAAGGTCTTCAAGCGCTGATGCAGCAAGCTGGCCCGGGCCCCGTCCCAGAAGGGACGCAGTTTGCCGAAGCCCAGCCCGGCGCGCAAGGCATTGACGAGCTGCCTGTGAATTTTGATATGGCCGAGGGCGGCATCATTGCGTTCAAAAAAGGTGGCGACGAGGGCGAAGAATACGAAACGCCTTACGACCGGATGAACCGCGAAAACCGCGAGGCAGCGGAGCGTAAGAAGCGCGAGCCGGACAAGCCGCTTGACGCGCAGGCAGCGGCAGACCGCTCAGCCATTGCTAAGTTGCTGGAGACGCTGCGCGGCGGTAGCGAATCGGCTGGCCGCGCCATTGCTGACGTTGCAACCATGGTGCCAAGGGGGCTGGTCGGCGCGTATGACACTGCAGTTGTCCGCCCAATGCGCGCTGCGGGCGTAAACGCCGCTTACTTGTCGCCAAAGCTGACACCAGAAGGGGCCGACCCAGAAAGCATGACGCCGTTTACGGATGTAGCGCGCGCTCGGGATGCCAAAAACGAAGTTGCCACGACGGGCCGAACCGCAGCGGAGAACCGTGCTGCAATCAACGCGGCCGATGCAGCAGTACGCAGCGCTCCACCCGCACCGAAACCAGTGGCCGACCTAAAGGCGTTGGCTGCCGCTCAAAAGCGGCAAGAGGTAACCCGCCCACCTGTTGAAGAGGCAGCACCACCCGTTGCAGTTTCTAGCGCTATGCCACCACCTCAGTCAGACGCAGATCGAATTCTGGCCGAGCGCATGATGCAAGACCCGCAAGTTGCTGCTGCTAACAAGGAGATGATGTACGGGTCCCGAGTTGGCGCTCCAGACACCACGCAGCGCGATGCAATGATCAAGCAGTTGCAGGGAGAGCGAGATCGCCAGTCCGGTCCAAAGGATCAATGGGGGCAACTCATGGAGTACCTCGGGCAAATCTCGGCCGCGCCCAATGGCATGTCTTCGTTCCAAGCTGGCGCTACCGGTGCGCGTGGCGTGCGCGGCTTAGAGGAGCAGCGCGCCCAGAAACGCTTTGACCTTGGCACCAAAATCATTGAGCAGGAGCAAGGCAAGATTGACGGCGCTCGGGCATACGCCAAAGAGCTGTATGGTGTTGGCGAGAAAGAGTTCGACCAAATCTTCAAAGCCCAGTACGAAGCCGCCAAGCAAGTTAGCAATAACGAAACGGAAACCCGCAAGATGGCCCAGCAAGAAACGCTCAAGCTGCTGGAGCTCAAGCAGCAGGCAGAGCTGCGCCGCGAGGAGATGGTGAAAGACATCAGGGTGGCCAATATCGGTGCGGCTGCCCGGACGAGTGGCGCGGGTGGTGGGGCCGACAAACAGCAGTTGGCTGAGTTGAAAGCCCTGCAGACGCAGTACACCAACCAGATGAAGACCACGTTCAACAAGGCTGAGCGCGCTGCGCTGCAGACCAAGCTGGGTGCAGTAGAGGCTGCGATTACCAAAATGGCTGGACTGGATACAATGCTACCAGCCCCCGGCGCAGCAGGCCCCGGCGGAACCAGTCTTAAATACAACCCCGCCACGGGGAAAATTGAATGAGGTAGCAGATGGCGTACACAGTAGCTTTGCCCGATGGCCGAACCGTAGAGTTCCCAGACGACGTATCAAAGGACAAAGCTGCTGCCATCATCCGGCAACAGTTTCCCGACCTTGGGGCCCCGCAAACCACGGTGCTTGGCAACGTCAAAGAAGCGTTCAAGGGCCTCGTGCCCGGCGCAGTCAATCTGTTGGAAAGCGCTGCCACAGGTGCATCGGCGCTGCTGCCCGAGGACATGGAGAAATCCGCCCGGGAGAAGATCAAGTCGGTAGCCACTGCTGTCAAAGAACCGTTTGCCGCAGCACCCGGATACGAAGATTCGGTCACGCGTAAGCTGAGTGAGGCAGTGGGCTCTACCGCACCATTCCTACTTGCAGGCCCCTTTGGCTTGGCCGGTCGCGCTGCGGCCGTAGGTCTGGGTGTTGGTGCTGGCGCTGGTGAGTCTCGCACACGCGCAGAAGAAGCCGGAGCCACTGGAGACCAGCGAAGCACAGCCACAGCCTTGGGTATTATCCCCGGCGCACTGGAAGCATTTGCCCCCATCCGTATTCTGTCCCGTATTCCCACAGCGTCCAAAGCTGCAGGGGTGGAGGCCGTCAAACGTGCCTTTGTCGCGGGCGGTGAAGAAGCCGCGCAGGAAGTCGCATCGGGCTTGGCCCAGAACATGATTGCCAAAGGCATCTACAAGCCAGAGCAAGCGCTCATTGAGGGGCTGGGGGAACAAGCTGCCTACGGCGGCGCAACCGGTGCGATCGTGCAGGGTTTAATGGACTTGGCGATCGGCCGACGTGCACGCGGCGCAGCCCCTGCGCCCACTGGAGAGCAGCCAGCAGCCCCCAGCCTCCCCTTGGTTACCGCCCCGGGCGTTCAGGGCGAGTTGCTTGCGCCGGACGAGCGCGCCGCCCCCGCCGAGCCCGATCGGGACCTGTTCGGTAACCCCGTGGTTCGCGCTAAAGAACCGGCCGAGCCCCCTGCGGCCACGGCCGTACCCGAAGGGCAGCAAGACCTTGGCCTCGACTTTCAGCGCGAGTACGCCGACATGGCCACGGAGCGCGAGCGCCTGCGCCAGCAGCCCCAGACCCCAGAGGTCAAGGCCCGAGTCGCCGAGCTGGCCGAGCAGATGGCGCTGTACACGCAGAGCGACATTGAGAGCATCCGTGCCGAGAAGGAGCTGACTGCCGCTGCAGCCGCCGAAGACGCCGCCACCCGCAAGAAGTTCCCGGCGCTGGCCGAAGCGCCTGATCTGCTGACCCAGCCCGATGAGGTCAAGGCCCGCACGCAGGGCGAGTTGTTCCCGGGCGAAGACCTCGGCACCCCACCGGCCGAACCCGGCGCGGATATCGCGGAGCCTACGCTGCGCTCGACCAAAGAGAAGGCTCCCCTGCAGTACAAACTGCCGCTGCGCACAGTGCCAGAAGGCCGAGAGCCCAATCGTGACCTGACAATCCCGGCCCGCCCGGGTGAGTTGTCCATGCAGAACGTCCAAGACATCGGCATTCCCTTACGCGTTGGCATGCAACCATGGTTCGAGCAGAATGTGGTGGGCAAGACCGTGCCTGAGCTGCAGCAGCTTGTGAAACGCCAGCCTGAGCTGACCAAGGGCCAGAACCCCCGAGCCAAGATTTTGCGTGAGCTGCTGGCCCCTCAGCCAGCGCCGTTTGAGGAGAAACCTAGTGAGCCGACCCCTGCCCCGACGCCTGCAGTTGAGCAGCGAGATGAGCCCCGAGCTGGTGAGTCAAGCGTGGGAGTTCCTAGTGAACCTGCCGCCCCCGTCGCACCTGAACCCGGAGCCGGAGTACCCGCACCCACCGGAGAACCTGTCACACCTGACGGACGCGGATTGGTACCTGCTGGACGGCCTGTTGTACCGAGAGTTGCGCCTCAAAGAACAGAGCCTGCTGCAGTAACTCCTGCAAAACCACCAAAGCCCGTTTCAGTCGAGGAAGACGCGCCTAAAGCGTACGAGCAGTCCCCTGCTGTAGTTACGCTGTCGCAGGCAAAAACTAAGTCGCAACTGGAGTCGGCACTGGATGGAGTCGCCCGTATTCGCCGCGACCCTGCGCATGTGGAGCATGAGGCCGTCAACGAGTTTCTTACGGACGCGCTGGCCGCTCCCGGGTTTGAGCCGATGTTCACTGCTGCGCTGGACCGGACCCGCCCACGCCAAGCACCCGCCGCGCCGATCCCTGCGGAAAAAGAAAAACCCACCGGCAAAGCCAAGCCTACTCGCGCCATCCCCTCCGCGTTCTTCGAGCCTATTGGGGTTGATGCACGCACTGGCGAAGTGAAGCGCGGCAAGCAGATGCTGGTGCAGCCGATTGACGACAAGCGTGCCACTGAATACATAAAAGCCAAAGAGCAAGCAGACGAAGGCGATACCAGTGAGCTGGCGGCGCTGTTTGAGGAGATTGAGCAGGAAGGTGATGTTCCCGACACCCAAGGCGCGCTGTTCGATGCCAAAGGGAAAGTGACCAAGGAGGCCAAAGTTAAGGCGGAGCCAAAGGCAAAACTTGCGCCAAAGGCAGAGGTCAAGCCTGAACCAGTGGAAGCCAAGCCCGAGCCCCGCCAGCGTTCGTGGGCCGACGAAAAGGTAGTCGGCAGCCAATCCGTTGTGTACGTTGATGATGAAGTGGCGCTGGTGCGGGCGCTTGACGGTATGGACACGCCCCGGTACTACGGCATGGATCGTACTGGGTATATGGTCACTACGCCGATTGAGTCCATTACCAACGAGCGCGTGCTCACGGCGGAGCAGCAGCGCAAACTTCGCGCAGAAGCCCGGAAAGCCGCAACGGACGACGCCGCCAACGCGGCCAAGTACCCTGACGGCCCGTTTACTGGAACAAGCAAAAGCGTCATTGGTAGCGAGTCTATCGACGCCAAGTACGTGCAGTACCTGAACGATCTGATGCAGTCCCTCGGGTTGGGCAACATCAAAGTGTTTATGTACATTGATACTGACACGCAGGGAGCGGCTGGCGCGGAGAAATACAAACTTTACGGCAAAGACTTCCCAACACTGCAGAAGTACCGAAGCCGTGACCTGCAGGGAGCGGTGCGCCCGCTCAACGACGAGCGCAGCCAGTATGGCATGTTCATTCGGCCTAACCGCAGTGAGTCGTATACGCTGGAAACCATTTCGCATGAGATGGGCCACATCATTGAGCACCACTTGCTAAGTCTTGCGGACGCTTCAACTCGACAGGCGCTCGACGCAGAGTACAAAGCTTGGCTGGAGAAAACCAAAAAGATGGACGTCAAGGAGTTCATGAACTCCCTGCGTAACCGAGAGGACGTGGCATCGCAAGACGCACTGCTGGAAGGCCCTGCGGGCGCAAAAGCCGCTGCCGACATGCCCGGGTTTAATTCCTATTGGTCTTCCTATGCTGAGTGGTTTGCAGACAACGTGTCCCGCTGGGCTACAACCAACGAAAAGCCGCTGACCATCACCGAGAAGTTCTTCTCCAAGGTGGCACAGAAGATGCGGGATTTGGTTGCGCTCGTTACCGGCCGTAAGTACCCGCCAAACAAAGCGGTTGCAGACTTTTTGAACAAGATGGGCCCAGCAGATTTCACCCCGGTGGAAAGTCAAAGCCGCACGTTGAGCAAGGAAGAGTTTTCCAAAACCTACACCGCAGACGATGTGGTGGACAGCATGGGCGACCTGACGCCAAACGACAAGCGCGGCGTGCTGGGCATGTTCAAAGGGGCGCAGGACAGCGAGCGCAGCGCGGCCGAGCCGGGCCGTGGGGTCAAGTTCCGCGTGGCTGTAGCCGACTCTGCTGCTGCCGTCGAGGACAAACTCAGTGGGCATTTCAACGGCGCTGTGCGCGACAGCATGGGCAAGCTCAACCCCATGGGCCTGTACCGTCAGGCGCAAGATTACTCCAAGCTGCTGCTGGCGTACTTCCAAGAAGGCTCCTTGCAAAAGGAGGCGGAAACAGGCCAATACAAGGTGACCAAGGCCAAGGACGGCAGTGCGCCCACCGATGTGTTCCCAATGATCTACGCATGGGGCGAGCGCACCGGCCGCAGCAAAGAGCGCGCCGAGCAGTTCGCCAGCCGGGTCATCGAAGCCTACCGTCTGGAGCAGGTGCTCAAGGACAACCCTGACTTCCCCAAACACATTAAAGACTCAGACCGTGCGCTGCTGGTGGCCGAGTACAACGCAGACCCAGCGTTTGCAAAGATGTCTGCTGCCATGGACAAGCCCCGTGTCGCGCTGGTCGACCAGATGGTGAAGGTGGGCAGGCTGTCCAAGGAGCAGGGCGACGAGTGGAAGTCCGTGATCGGCTACGTGCCGTTCGACCGCATTGACGATTTCGCAGAGCGCTTCACTGCAGTCAAGAAGACCACTGGCCGTTCCCCATTGATGCTGACCAAGAACCCTGAACTCAAGGGCTCCTTCACGCGGCCCGTGGGCAACGTGTTCGAGAACTACCTCAACACCATGGGCTGGATGGTCGGCCAAGTCATGACCAACGATGCCCGGGTGCAAACCCTGCGCAGTCTGGAGGACTTAGGGTACACCAGCAAGCCGTCGCGCATGCCCGGCACCAAGCACCGCACAGCCAAGGCATACGTCAAGGGCGAGCTCATGTACTGGGACCTGCCGTCCAGCTACGATGTGGCAGCGTTCCAAGAACTCAACCCACCCAAGGCCAAGTGGCTGCAGGTGCTGGGCCAAGTGTCCAACGTGCTGCGCAAGTCGGTGACGATCCTGCCGCCCTTCGCGCTCAAGCAGGTAACAGACGACGTGCAGCGGGCCATCATGACCTCCGGTGTGAAGAACCCCGGCGCACTGCTGCGCATGACGCTCTCTAACTTCGGCGGGCTGGCGCTGGCCGAACTGCGCGGTATCCGCCACCCCACTGTAAGCGCGATGGAGGCTCTGGGCCTGACGGGTGAATTCGACTTTCAGCAGGGTAAACCCGCAGTGTCACTGCTCAAAGACCTTGGCTACCGCCCACGCGGTAAGTTCGAGACCCTCATGCACCGGCTGGAGGGCATCACCCGGGCGTCTGACTTGGCCGTGCGCAAGGCCATCTACGACCAGACCATCAACGAGTCCAAAGACCAACTGCTGGCGCAGACCCGGGCCCGAGAGTTCATCAACTTCCGCCGCCGTGGCTCATCTGATTTTGTCGGTGCCATGGTGACCACCATCCCGTTTTTCAACGCATACATCCAAGGTATGGACGTGCTGTACCGCGCCGCATCCGGCAAGGACTCCAGCTCCTCAGTGGGCCGGGCCCAAGCGCGTCGCATGTTCTACAACCGCGCGGCTATCGCCATGACACTGAGCACGTTTTACGCACTCGGCAAGGGGGATGACGACGAAGAGTACAACGAGATGGACCTGCGGACTCGGGACAGCAACTGGATACTGCCGGGCGGGTTCAAGATCGGCGTACCAACCGAACTGGGCGCGCTGTTCAAGGTCGTCCCCGAGCGCATCGTCGAGTACATGCGCCGCCAAGGCACCCCAGAGGAGCAAGAGGCATGGGAGGCAACCCGCACAGCTTTGTCCTACATCTTCGAGCAGTACGTCGGCCGTGTGGTGCCTATCCCGCAAGCTGCCAAACCTTTGTTGGAAGCATGGACCAACTACTCGTTCTTCACAGGGCGCGAGCTGGAAGGCATCTATCAAAAGCAGCAGGACCCCAGCATGCGCCGGGCATCGAACACATCGGAGTTGGCCATCGCCATCTCTGCATTCAGCCGTGACGTAGTGGGTGTGGACAAAATCTCGCCCATCTTGGTGGACAACGCGTTGAGCGGGTACTTCGGTTCAACTGCCGGATTGCTGGTGGCCATGACTGACAGCCTGCTGAACCCAACGCGAGTTGACCGCCCCCTGCACAAGTACGCGCTCCTGAGCAACTACCTGTACGACCCCGTGGGCACACGCCGCATGACTGAGTTCTACGACGAGCGGGAGAAGGTTGGCCGCGCCAACGCCACGCTGTCTGAACTGATGAAGACCGACCTTGACCGGGCCGTCGAGTATGCGGAGAAGAACGCAGACGTGCTGATGATGGAGTCGGCGATCAACTCGACGCTGGAGCAACTTGAGCGCACCCGGGCGTATCGCAAGTTCCTCAACAGCAAAGACGCTGCTGCGGATATGCCTGCTGCCGAGCGCGAAGCCGAACTCAAGGAAATCAAGCAGATGGAAGTCGAGTTGACCGGCTGGGTGCGCGAGGCCAAGACCTCGATCCGTCAGTAAACGCGCCACACGCGGACGCCGTAGCGTCCGTACTCACACCGGTTGCGCACCTGCAGTTGTATTCCCAGATATTGGGCGTACGGCCGCAGGGCGTAATGGGCTTGGGTTTTGGTGGCCGTGGTGGGTAGGAAGAACGACGCCCCGATCGACAGGTGTTCCCACTGGATGAAGTAGTCCACCCCGTGAAGGGTGAACTGCCGTATCTCAGACCTCGGGGGTAATGAACGCTGTTTCGTCGACACCGATGGCGTCCCCATCAAATACGTAGCAACGAATCGCAATGCCGCTCAAGCCGCCCACGGCACCGGCACCAATACGCACTGGATGCGAGCGCCCATCGTGCTTGAGATACTTGGCCTGCGTGAGCCTTACCAAGCTGTCGCGCACATCCACTTGCCGCAGAGAGAAGAACTTGCGGAACTCCGCAACGGACACGGCCAGCTCCCGTGTGACTGGATCGTAGCGCATGCGCAACGGGCCTTTTGGAGCTATTGCCGGGCGCTCGGGCAGACCCGCGCTATTCACGGTGGGCGCGACAAGCGCGTTGTTCACGTTCTCGTTTATGAACGCCGCCAGTGTTTCCTGTGCAATCAGTGTGGGGTCGCCAACGTCTGCCTTGGTAGCTGACCTGCTGTCCCTGACCACGTTCAGCGCGTACTGGTAGATGCGTGAGGTCTCAATGGAGTGCAGGCCCAGCCGTGCAGCGATCAAGGCTCCGACAAACGCACAGGTAAGAATAGAGGAGTGGAACCGATCGGCCTGATCGAGCTGCAGTTCTTCGTCAATCTTGTTTTGCATGTTGACCAGCAGCTTGCGCACCTGCGCCATGTTCTTCAGGACGTACTCAATGTAGAGGGGCCCAGCAAGGCCGTAGTTGGTGTTGAGCTTGCCAAACACAGCGTCGATCTCTTGCTTCGTGGCACCTGTGTACTTGGGCACGGAGATTTCCAACACGCGGCGCAACTCCCCCTCTGCAGTGCTCTTGTATTGCTGCAGGACGTCCGTGGCTGAAGCGTTGCCGGATGTCAGGGTGATGTTGCACCACGTCGTGTGGTTGACGCGCATCTTGTTGCTCTGCGACTCCATGCGGTGCTTGCCCCGGCCGGATGTGAACCCGTAGGCCATGTCAGACAGGACTTCAGCTTTCTCGTTGGTGATCTCATCGACCGTGAAGACCAAGCTGTTGACCATGCCGAGCATGTGCATCTTGGCAGCATACGTGTCTTCCTTCTTCATCAGCAGATCGTCAGGGTGTCCAAAGATCGAGTTGGCCACCATCTGCGCAGTTGACTTGCCGGAGCCTGACCCGTTGTGCTTCAGGTGAACCATAGCCCCCTTGACCACGTTGCCCTCGATCAACCGCAGGAGCGGCGAGCCGAACCCGAAGAACAACGACAGCGCATGTGGCTCCAGCCCCGGGCGATCGTAGAAGTTGGCGATCTTCTTCCACTCGTCCAGTGAGCCCGTGGGTTTGAACGCAGCGGCCAGTTGCCGGGTGCCGCTGGCAGGGGGTGCAAGCTTTGCGCCAGACGCGGTGTACTCGATCTCACCGACAACGAAGCCCAGCAGGTCAGGGGTCCACCCCATCTGATTGCGGGTGCGGTTTGCTGCGTACTGCGACTGCAGCTTGCGAATTGCAGAGGCGAAGTAAGCCATGAGTTGCTCCAATTTTTTACCATAGGCGACGACCCCGTTGCGCACCAGCAAGTCACGCAGCTTCTCCGTGGAGAACAGCGTTGTGACAGGGGCGAAGAACCGGCGCACGCCGTCTTTGCGCATGTGCAGGTTGATACCCACCATCTCACCGTCGCCACTGCCGTGGTCGTCTGAATCAAAAAAGCGTTCTGTTAAGTAGAGGTCGTCTGGGTATATCTCAACCTCAACCTCTTCTCCGTCTTTGTCCCGGTCCTTGCGGAATACCCCGCCGTTGGCACCACGAAAGTAGGGGAACGGATATGCCGGGATGGAGATAGCCACAGCCGGGGCCTCATCGTCCGCGTCCTTCACAACCACATAGGCATCGTCAGTTACTTCGGCAGCCACCACGGTCTTGCCAATCAGCAAGGGAGTGGATACGGTCTGAGTGCAGCCTTTGCACAAACTGCCGTTGTTGTCCTTGTACCACTGGCAAGTGTACGGGCCCTTGGTTTCCGCCGCTTTGGCTTCCGTGTTGGCAGCGGTGTATCCGGGGTGCGCCTTGGACGCAGTGTGGATGGCTGTAGCACCGTCTTCGCACCGGATAGCGATCGACAGCATGCCACGCCACAACGGCTCGGCCAGTACAGCGGCGTCGACCAGTGCGTGTTTGATCTGGGCACAGCCCTTGTCCTTGAGACTGCGGGAGGCGATGCGCTGAAACGAGCATGGGGGGAAGTCCCCACCGGACATCTCACGGGAGGTGTCATCCAGCCCGAACTGCTTGGCTGCAGACAAGTCAACAGGGGCCGGGGGCAGGCACGCGGTGAACACGGCAAGATCAGTCGGCTGACCTTGTGCAATGATCTGAACGGGGCGGGACTGCCCGCCCTTGAAGTTGTGGGTGCCCGGGGTGCGCAAGATACGCGCAGCGTCCGCAGTGACTGCGGGGTCGGCATGTAAGTTGTGCTGCGCACACAGGCGCTTGAGTGATCGAGCGTGGGGTATCCACACAGTCGTGGGTACGTCGGCCGTCAGCGGCCAGTAGACGTGCAGGCCACCGCCTGAATTGACCACGGTAGGGCTTGGCAGCCC